TACCTTATTTACCATATAATCCTGATCCTGAATCAGCAACCGCTCCATCAAGAATGCCTCCTCCGCAAATTCCTTCTGGAATACTTCAAGAGGCAATGAATTATTCAGATGATATGAAATCTACTATTGGATTATATGATGCTTCTCTTGGTGCAAGATCAAATGAAACGTCNGGAAAAGCAATTAATGCCAGGCAGAGAGAGGGTGATATTGGAAAATATAACTTTATAGATAATTCAGATAGGTCTATAAAACGTACAGGTGAAATTATTCTTCAATTAATACCTTATACTTATGACACAGAACGCGAAGTGTCTATCATTGGAAATGATGAAAAAGAGTCTACAGCAATAATTAATGAGGTTGAAGGGGTTAATCCTCTTACAAATGAAACAATTTATAAGAATGATGTTACACGTGGCTCNCATAACATAGTTGTTAGTACTGGTGCATCATTTGCTACNCAGAGACAAGAAGCTGCTGAAAGCATGGGATTATTTATACAGAGTTTTCCTGAGGCAGCACCTTTTATTGCAGACCTTATTGCTAAAGCAAATGACTGGGCATATTCAGATACAATNTCAAAAAGGCTTGAAGCTCTTGTTCCACCTGAAGCGTTGGCAAAAACCCAGGATCAGGATGAGCCGAATCCACAACAGCAGCAAATGCAAGCACAACAAGAACAGCAAATGCAAATGCAACAGCAACAAATGGATATGGAATTAAAAATGAAAGAAATGGATTTGCAATTAAAAGAACTTGAAGTTGTAAAAGAAAAATTAGAAATACAGAAAAAAGAATTTGAAATAGAAAAAGAAGACTTGCAAAATGATTTAATAGATGCTAAAGTAGATACAGAAGAAGCGAAAAAGACTTCCCTTTTATCCCCCAAACCGGACACTCAAAAGAGTGTCCAAACTGGAGATAAGAAGGAAACTAAAAAGGATGAAAAGGAATAATTAACAAGGGGATAAAAATGGCAGAAGATATAAAACAAGAAATACATTTAAGTGCAGAGGACGAAAGAAATTCACTTCCTCTTGCAGACGAGNTATCTTTAGTTGAAGAAGCTTTAAAAATAGATAACAAAACTGAAGATAATGACNTAGATANAATAGATAATAAAAAAGAAGATATAACACCGGAGTTTTCAAATGCTGATAACAACGATAACCCCGATGCTGATGCAGATCTTGATAATGCTGAAGGTGATAGTTCAGATAACGATAGTTCTGCTGATAGCGACACTGACGTCGATGATCCTATTGATAATAATGATAACAACGAAGTTGATAATAAAAAGAAAAAGAAAAGCAAATCTCAAAAAAGGATCGAAAAGTTAGCGCGGGATAAAAATTACTGGAAAGATAGAGCAATTAATGCAGAGGCTAATACCCAGGCAATTACACCTGATACTAAATCAGAAAAGAAAGAAAGCTCTAAATTACCAGTTGTTGATGACTTTGAAGACTACGAGGACTATCAGAAAGCATTGATAGCCCATCACGTAAAAGATGCTCTATCAGAGCAAAACTCTAATNTAACTGTAACATCTGAAAGAAACAGAAAAAATATCCAGTTAGAAGATCATCTTGAACGAGGAGCAGAAAAATATGAAGACTTTGAGGAAGTGATCAGTGACGAGACACTCCCAATTACACAGGACATACTTGACATTATGGTTGATTCAGACAATATGTCTGATATCCTTTATCATCTTGCCAACAACCCTGATGAACTGTCAAAACTATCAAAGCAATCAGTAACAAAACAAATACTTGCTATTGGTAGATTNGATAATAGATTTTCGGTTAAAACGACACAAAAAAAAATAACAAAAGCAAAAGCTCCAATCAAGAGTGTTAAATCATCTCTATCTCCAGCTAAAAGTTTGAGTGATATGNCTTATGATGATTATANAAAACACAGATTAGAGCAAATAAAAAAAAGATAAAGGAAAATAAAAAATGGCACAAGTATTAATTACACCAACTATTATAGCAAAAGAAGCATTATTTCAGTTAGAGAATAAATGTGTATTCGCTGATAAAGTTTACAGATCTTATAAAAATGAGTTCCGCAAGATAGGTGATACAGTATCAGTGCGTAAACCTGTTAAATTCAGAACAACTTCAGGTGCTACAATTTCAGCAACTCCAGAAGTTCAGGAATCAAGCGTTGATCTTAAGATTGATGAGAGACATAAGGTTAATTGGAAGTTCAATACTAATGATCTTACATTAACAATTGAAGAATATTCAAAACGATATATTGAGCCTGCATGTATTGCCTTGGCTAATAAAGTTGATCAAGTAGGTCTTGGTCTTTATTCAAGTATTTGGAATCAGGTAGGTACACCTGGAACAACTCCTTCAACATTTGCAAATATAAAAGATGTTGCTATAAGAATGGATAGACTTTCAATTCCTTCAGAGAGGGAAATTGTATGTAATCCTGACGCTGCATGGGGGATTGCCGGTGGACTTACTGGCGTTTATAATGCCTCGATGGTTGAAGGCGCTTATAGAAATGGTACAATAGGAAGAGTAGCTGGTTTTGGTGAAGTGATACAGGCTCTACTCCTGTTATGACAGCTACGCTACCAGCCGAAGGTGCATCAACTCTTTCAACTGATGGTTGGGCAGCGTCTACAGCAGTTTTGTTGGCTGGTGATGTATTTACTATAGCTGGCGTGTATGATGTTAATGTTGTTTCTGGCCAAAAACAGAATTTCTTAAAACAGTTTACTTGTACTGCTGATGTAACAAGTGCTGCTGACGGAACTGCTACTATTTCTGTAGCTCCTATTATTGTTTCGGCTGCTGCAACAGCAACAACTCTTCTTCCTTATCAGACAGTTGATGCTCTACCAATTGAAAATGCAGCGTTGACAGTTATGGGTACAGAATCAACAGCTTATCCTATTAATTTATGCTTTCATAAAAATGCCTTTGCCTTGGCTTTTATTCCTCTTGAAATGCCTGACGGATGTTCTTTTAAAGCAAGAGAGTCAAAAAATGGTTTTTCAATTAGAGTTATCAAAGACTATGACTTCATTAATGATGAAGATAGAATAAGACTTGATGTTCTTTTTGGATGGAAAGCAATTTACCCTGAACTTGCAGTAAGACTTATTGGATAATAAAAATAATATAGCCCACAGTTTAATTCTGTGGGCTTAAAGGATTATTATGGCAACAACAAATCAAGGTGTAGTTGAAAGAGCAATGAAGCTTTTAGGATTGCTTGATCCTGGAGAGTCTGCTACATCAGACGAAATTACAGAATGCACGTATATAATTAAAAACCTATTACATGAATACCAAGAACTATATGGGGTAGCTGCTAATAATAATAGTATTATAATTGCTGTCTCAGCAGGGTCANCCTCAGTAACCNCNTCNACTTTAGAAGCTAATCCTATCTCTGCTTTTACCTATATCGATACCGACACCACTGCCATTTCNGAAGTTAATATATTATCAAATAGAAACTGGAATGAAAAATATGATACATTGTCAATAAATTCTGGAACAACTATTNAAGATATTTATATTGCTAAAGATATTGATGGAGGGTGCAATATATTTGTAGCTCCTAAACCATCAGTAGATTCAAGCTTAAAAATAATATATGCTACTTTATTTAGTCAGGTAGATCAAACACCATCTGCTGTTATAGCTATAAGGTTTGAAGATGAGAGATTTCTTATAAATGGATTAGCAATTGAGATAGCTCCAATATTTGGGGTAGAGCCATCAGCTCAAGTGTATCGTACATATGACAAACTTGAAAAACAGCTAAAGCGTAGATATGCAATAGATATGATGATTAAAAATATTAAGTTCCCATCAATTATGAATGGAAGATCTTCTTACAATTTTATGGATGGTTAATATGAAAATACCTTTTATTGGAGGATCNTATCATGGTTACTCCAGGAAAGTTAATAATCANGAAACAAAAAANTTTTACCCAGCATACAATCAACAATCAGCTAAGCCTTTTACAATGTANAATTGTGAAGGGCTTAAAAACTTTTTAAGGCCAGTAGCAAGTCCAACTGGAGCTGATACTGACTATACAGTTTTTACCCAGCCTACTATCCCTCCTGAAAATTCTGGAAATATTGACCCTCCTACAGGTGTTGTTGACGAAGGTATGTTTGGTAGAGATGCCAATGCTAATGATTTACATTATGTAGGTACTGATATTTTTGCCTTTGCGAACGACCAGAGAGTGTCTGGCTGGGATGCTTACGCTTATAAATTCGACACTTTGACAAATACAAGGACTATCGAGTTAACTCTTATAGGAAATTATCATAATTGCTGGAGTACATTTCAAGCTGCCGACGGCACAATGTATTATGGGACAAGAGAATGGCCTGGAGCTGACTACGGCGCGCTTATAAAATATGATCCAGTAGCAAAGTCTTTTTCGATCGTAGCAGCACCATCAGGATGGATAGGAGGAGGTACTCATATAGCAGAAGATACAACAACTGGTTTTATATATATGTTATCGAGTGCTGGAGGCTTAGATCACTGGGACACAGTTTC